CTGGACTTGAGTCTCTTTAACGAAGGTGTTGTGCGCTTTCATGCGGGCACAAATGAGTTGCGCAGGCAGGTGGTCTGGCAAGGCAATGTCTACGAGCCGTTTCCGATTCAGGCCGATGGTTTTGAGTTCAACGGCAATGGGCAAGTGCCAAGGCCAAAGCTCAAAGTGGCCAACGTCACTGGCAGTATCACTGCCTTGATCTTGTCGTATCAAGACCTGGTGGGAGCCAAGATCACTCGCAAGCGCACCTTGGTCAAGTATCTAGACGGGGTGAACTTTGCCAGCGGCGCCAACCCAACGGCGGATCCAAGTGCCGAGTTTGCGGATGACGTCTATTACATCGATCGCAAGTCTCGCGAAACGCGTGATGTGGTCGAGTTCGAATTGGCAGCATCTTTTGACCTTGAAGGCGTCTCGTTGCCGCGCAGGCAGATTGTGCAAAACGTCTGCCCTTGGGGCTATCGAAGCTCAGAGTGTGGCTACACGGGTACGGCGTATTTCAACGCCAACGATGTGTCTGTTCCCCTTAAAGCTCAAGACGCCTGTGGCAAGCGACTGAGTTCTTGCCAAAAGCGATTTGGCTCCAATGCGGAGCTTCCCTTTGGCGGGTTTCCCGCTGCTGGATTGATACGGTGATGTTTGCTGATGCTTGAAACCAATAAACAACTAGCTCTTGAGCATGCAGCGCGTGAATTTCCACGCGAGTCATGTGGCTTGCTCGTCATCCGCAAAGGCAAGGAGAGCTACGTTGCGTGTCGCAACATTGGCGTGGGGACTGATCAATTTGTGATTGACCCTGTGGACTATGCCAAAGCAGACAAGCGTGGGCAGATTATTGGGGTCGTTCACTCGCACCCCAACATGCCTGCGATACCAAGCCAAGCGGATCGTGTGGCCTGTGAGGCCAGTGGTATTCCTTGGTTCATCGTCTCCTATCCCAATGGGGTGTGGGAAGAGATCCAGCCGCAGGGGTATGTGGCTGCGCTTGTTGGCCGGGAATGGTCACACGGCGTTTTGGACTGCTACTCGCTGATCCGAGATTGGTATGCCCAAGAGAAGAATCTCGACTTGCCCGATTACCAACGCTTTGATGAGTGGTGGAAGCGTGGTGAAAACCTCTACCTCGACAACTTTGCACATGCGGGTTTCGGTGTTGCCAGTTCAGATGGTTTAAGCGAAGGCGATGTCTTGCTGATGCAGGTGAACTCGGATGTTCCGAATCATGCGGCCATTTACTTAGGCGACGGACTCATCTTGCATCACCTGCAAGGCCGGTTATCGAGCCGCGATGTTTATGGCGGTTATTGGCAAAAGATCACAACACACATTCTTAGACATCATTCACAACGGTAATGGCAACCATCATTCTTCTCGGCGAACTAGGGCGACAGTTCGGTCGCCGACACAAGATGGTGGTGGCTAGTGCTGCTGAGGCCGTGCGTGCATTGAGTGCCAACTTCCCAACCTTTGAGCGTGTGTTGGTGAGCTCTGGAGAGCGCGGTGTTGGCTACAAAGTCCTGGTTGGTCGAGATGAACTCAATCTTGAGCGTTTGCATGAACCTAGTGGTCAGCAACGCATCACGATTGCGCCCGTCATCTCGGGTGCTGGTGGTAATGGACTCGGGCAAATCATCCTTGGCGCTGCATTGATTGCCGTTGCTTGGTGGAACCCCATGGGATGGGCTGCGGCAGGAAGTTTCTTGTCGCAAGCCACGCTGTATTCGGTGGGCACATCCATGATTCTTGGCGGTGTGGCTCAGATGATCGCTCCAACGCCTAAATCCTCAGACCCTTCAGAGCGGCCAGAGAACAAGCCCAGCTATGCATTTAATGGTGCAGTCAATACGACTGCGCAAGGTCAGCCTGTCCCAGTGGGCTACGGACGCTTGATTGTGGGATCCGCTGTCATCAGCGCAGGGATTGATGTGGACGAGGTGCCTGTATGAATGAATCGATCACCGAATCCATAAGCCAACCTTCACTCATCATTGGTGCAGGCGGTGGTGGCAAAGGTGGCGGCGGGAGTGCGAGGGTTGCACAAGAGGCCCCCGATAGCCTGCGCTCCAAAGCCTTCGCTCGCGTGGTGGACTTGGTGTGCGAGGGAGAAATTCAAGGGCTGGCCAATGGCCTGAAGTCTGTTTATCTTGATGACACGGCCATTCAAAATGCCGATGGCAGTTACAACTTCGCTGGCGTAACGCTAGAAACTCGCAACGGAACGCAACAGCAAAGCTACATCCCCGGTTTCTCATCTGTTGAGAACGAGGTTGCTGTCGGTGTGGAATGCAAGTTCAACCAACCTGTCGTTCGCGCCATCACCGATCCGGATGTAGATGCTGTTCGCGTCAAGATTAGTTTTCCGGCGCTGACATATCAAGACGCTACCAATGGCGACTTGAGTGGCACAACCGTGGACTTTGCGATCGATGTGCAAAGCAACGGGGGTGGTTACTCGCAGGTGGTGGCTGACTCGGTTTCTGGAAAGACCACCACCAAATACCAACGCAGCTACTACATCCCACTCAATGGTTCTGCACCATGGGATGTGCGGTTGCGTCGGATCACAGAGGATTCAACCAAGACCAATATCCAGAACAAGATGTTTCTGGAGTCCTACACCGAAGTCATTGAGAGCAAGCTTCGTTATCCCAACAGCGCCTTGATGGCATTGCGCGTTGATGCCTCACAGTTCAGTTCTATTCCGAAGCGCAGCTATGACTTGAAGCTGCTTCGGGTACGCATACCGTCTAACTACTATCCCGAGACGCGCTCATATTCGGGCGTGTGGGATGGCACATTCAAAGTCGCATGGACGGACAACCCTGCCTGGTGTTTCTACGATTTGGTGACCAGCACCCGTTATGGCTTGGGCAACTACATCCCAGAGGCACAGGTCGACAAGTGGGCCCTGTATCGCGTGGCACGTTACTGCGATGAATTGGTGCCCAACGGGTTAGGAAGCTACGAGCCTCGGTTCACCTGTAACCTATATCTGCAGACAAGAGAGCAGGCTTACAAGGTCGTGCAGGACATGGCCTCGATCTTCAGGGGCATGGCGTATTGGTCAGGTGGTGCCATCACCGTGACCCAAGATGCACCGCAAGATGCGGTCTATCAATTCACGGCTGCAAACGTCATCGATGGGGACTTCTCGTACCAAGGCTCGTCTGCCAAAGCGCGTCACACCGTGGCGTTGGTGAGTTGGATTGACCCAGACGACTTCTACCGTCAGAAGGTGGAATACGTTGAGGATGTCGACGGAATTGCCCGCTACGGCTTGGTGCAAGCTGATGTTGTGGCCATGGGATGCACTTCCCGAGGTCAGGCTAACCGAGTTGGTAAGTGGTTGCTCTACTCAGAGCAGTCCGAGTCGGAAATCATCACGTTTCGCACTGGGCTTGAAGGTGCGGTGGTGCGTCCAGGTGACGTCATCAAAGTGACTGACGCAAGCCGTGGTGGCTTGCGACTCGGTGGGCGTATCGCAGCGGCCACAACCGTGACCGTGACGCTTGACCAAGACCCACCTGCAGGTTCGTGGCGGATTTCAGTTATTACGCCAGCTGGCACGGTGGAAGAACGACAAGTGGGATCGTTCAGCGGTCGAACACTTGGTGTGACCAGTTCGTTTTCTGCTGCACCTCAACCGGGGGTGATTTGGGTCTTGGCCTCAAGTCAGGTCGAGGCACAACTCTTTCGGGTGGTGCAAGTTGCTGAGAGTGAGCCGGGCATCCATGAGGTGACAGCCCTTGCGCACAACCCAAGCAAGTACGCAGCGATTGAGCAGGGCTTGGCGCTGCAACCTCGTGACATCACGGTGCTGTCGACCACCCCTGCAATGCCAACAGGCTTGAAGGTGTCTGAGAGCCTGTATCGGGTCAAGGATCAAGCGCTCGTATTGATTCAGGTGGCGTGGGAGCAGGTCTTTGGTGCGCTTGAGTATCAGGTGAGCTATCGGCTCAATGGCGGCAACACCGTCACCTTGCCTCGTGTGTCCACCAGTTATCTGGAAATTCGCAATGCCGAAACTGGAGACTATGTCTTCACGGTCAAGGCCGTTGGCGTTTCAGGAAAACTTGGTAACGGTGCAACGCTTGGTCAAACCATCCTTGGCAAATTGCAGCCCCCCGACGATGTGCAAGATTTCCTTGTGTATCGCAGAACGACTGACTTGCTTCTCAAGTGGGCAGCCAACACAGATGCTGACTTGGCGGGTTACGAGGTACGTGTGGGTTCGGGCTGGGACTCAGGAGTATTGGTTGGCCAAACCGCAGGCACGCAGCTTGTTCATGACCAAAGTGAGTCGGGCCAGTACAACTACTTCATCCGAGCGTTTGATACCTCGGGCAAGTACAGCACGCATGTCACGACTTTTCAGCTGATCTTGCTTGCCCCATCGTCGGTGAGGCAGTTTGATGTGGTCCAGTCTGCCAACCGTCTGGAGTTTCGTTGGCTGCCCAACCCAGAGCCTGAGGTTGTGGCTTACGAGCTCAGGGAAGGGGGAGCCTGGGACACCTCCATCTTCATTGCAGAGGTGAAGTCCAGTAGCTACACCTTGCCATCGGGCTTCGATGGTGAGCGAAAGTTCTGGATCAAGGCGATTGCCTCTCCTGGCATCTACTCAGACGAAGCTACCTTTGTCTCGACTGTGGTGGCCCAGCCGCAAAACGCCAACCTACTGGTGACCATGGATGCGCAAGCGACAAGGTTTCCGGGGATCAAGCACTTTGCGTCTGTGGAATCAGTCAACAGTCTTGATGTCCTGCGCATGGACAGCGGAGTCAGTCAGTCTGAGTATCTGTTCGAAGTGAACCTTCCGACCAGTTACCGGGCTCAGAACACCTTACTGGCCAGCATTGGCGCAACGCTGGATGACCGCGAGACATGGAGCACGGCCAACTATGCGTGGAACAGCCAAGCGGCCAAGCGTCAATGGACCTATGACGGGGCGCTCAAGAGTATTGAGGCGCGATTTCAAATTGCGCGTGAAGACACATTGCAGTCTGGTGAGATTTATGGGTGGCGCCTCAACGGGGTACTCAGCGGTTACGGCAGTCCAACAAGTGGGGATGCCGCAGGCGTGAGCTACGGAGATGGTCGTTACGGGACAGGTGTGTTGATCAAGGACACCACCAAAGTGTCATGGGGCGTGCGCATACCGGGCGTGTTTCATGTGAGCTTTTGGTTCATCCCCAATCAAGTCACCACATCGGTGATCTGGAGTGCGACTGGTGCGGGGGTGAGCTTGTGTGTCGGGTATGACGCTGCAAACCAAGTGTTCTTCCTTGAAGACCACCTGTTCAATCGCATCCAAGTTCCATACCCCGTCAATGTGAGTGATCGCATTTGCGTTGGGGTGTGTCAAACCGCGACAGAGCGCAGGCTCTTTATCGGAAAGATGGGTGGGGATGTGCAAAGCGCTAGCAGCGCAATGACATCTACAGCGGGCTACACCGCACTCAAGCTTTACTGACCAAAAAACGATTCTCAAAAACCAGGCGTTGTACCGAAAGGTTCAGCGCCTTTTTCTTTGCACAACTAGGAATTACTCATGATTGAAGAAGGCATGAACATCAAAGGCGCAATCACGTTGCTGTTGGCCAAGGCCAGTGGCGAGGTGGAGGTGGTTCACAAAGAGAACATCATCGTCAATGGGGGCTTTGACTTTGTAGCCGACGCCATTGGTAACTCATCCAGTCGCCCAGGCGTGATGGGGTGGATTGCCCTTGGAACTGGGACCACGGCAGCAGCGGCAACGCAAACTGCATTGGTCACAGAAATCAAGCGCAACGCTGCAACGTATGCCCATACGGCTGGCACCAAGGTTTTTACCTTCACCGCCAGTTATCCCGCCGGGGATGCCACGGGAGCGATCACTGAGGCAGGTGTGTTCAACGCCGCATCTGCTGGCTCTATGTTTGACCGTGTGGTCTTTCCTGTGGTGAATAAGGGCGCAGACGACAGCTTGACCGCTGTGTTCACGTTCACCATGAGTTGATAGGACTGGGGCTATGGCCGAGACCGCAAGCGTCACAACGACACCGGGTGCTAACTACACCTGGAACACGGCAAATTTTGCGTGGAACAGCGCCGCCTCAGGCAAGAACTGGTCTAGCGCCTATCCCGCCATCTATGCCCTCAATGTGGCGTCCGATCTCAACTTTGCTGAATTGGTCCAAAAACTCAACACCAAGCAAATCGCTGATGGGTTCGCTATCGTCGAAACAAGTAATCGTGTTGTTGTGCTCAACAAGTTCGAGGCTTGGGGTTTTGTTGAAACCTATACCGACCTGATTGCCTATGTGCTGAGGTTTGTGGAATCGTTTTCGGTATCGGAGCAGTACAAGCAGAACTGGACCAAGGCTGTGCTTGAGGCATTTCAAGTTGACGAAGGACTTGCACGGCAGTTGGTGCTCAAGAAGTTCGAAGCGATTGGGATCGCTGAAACCTATACCGACCTCATCGCATACATCCTGCGCGTGAGTGAGAGCTTCAGTTTTGCTGAAGTCCCATCCAAGAGCATCACGCAACCACAGTTTGAAACGCTTGGGCTGTCGGATGGTCTTGCCAAAGCTCAAACCAAGAGAGTGGCTGAAGCATTTGCCTTTGCTGAACTCTTCGGACGCACCGTTGCCTATCGACGAGCCCTTGCAGAAGGCTTTGCAATTGGTGAGGCGTTAAAGCGTGCTCAGACGATCAAGCTTAGCGAGGCATTTGCGCTTGTTGAGCAGTACAGGCGCAAAGCAAACGGTGTGATCAGCGACATGATCGTTGCCAGCGCAGAAATCACTGAGCAGGACTTCACGGACATCTTGGAGTCAGGGCATCCGCCGGGTTACACAAATTTCCGGGACTTCATCCAAGGCGACTACACCTACCAACGGGCGCTGTTCAGAGCGGTGATCACTTCGAACAATGCCGACAGGGGCTACATCGATGGCTTGCGGGTCACGGTGGATGTGCCTGATGTGTTTGATCGTGGCACGGCACAAGTCACCAATGCGGCCAATGGCGTGTTCGTTGGTTTTTCCCGAATGTTCAGGGTGGCCCCAGAGGTGACGTTGACTTTTAAGGGC